TGCTTTCTCTAATGCAATGTGTCCACATGACATACCATCGCATAAACTTAATACACTTAACTCACAATAATTATTTTTTTCTTTATTCTCTGTCAAAATCCTTTAATCTACAGAGATTGCGCAATCATTTATCCTAGAATTTACTGTTAATTCCTTTCTTCTTAATTATTTTGTTGTAAAATCCTATGGAATTAACACGTCTGCTAAAAACCATAGGAAAAAAATATTTCTTGTTACTTTTATTTGGAAAGTTTGGCTGATCAGCCGTGAATAGAATTACTTCTATATTAGATTATTCTCTATTTGTATTAACTATCTTTGAAATAATTTCCCATGTTTAATATCAGTCCAATGAGCAAGTTTTATTAAACCATGCACATTTCGATACCATCTATATCCTCTCGCATTACTACTTGGTTTGGGAAGTTTGCCATAATAGAATATTTTTTCACCGTCATAAAAATCTGTAGAAAAATATATGCGATTTGGATGTCTTATGTAATAAGTTTCTTTAGGGAAATCTGCATTACTGTAATCTAACACTCTTTCACCTCGCTAACTTTGAACCATAATAAGTAATGTGTGTCTTCACTTTGAAATACTCACCACAACTATGACATTTTACTTTTACTTCTTTGTGCCAACCTTGAGTTACCAAATTCATCAAATCATATTCCATAACTCCATCTTGATATTCTTTCTTGCAATATGGACATTTTGGATATGTAAATTTGCTTTTATTCACTCTCTCACCTCACTCTATTGAAATCATCTTTACCACATTATCACCCATATGTTCAACCGCATGATAATCTGCAATTGGCTTTAAAAAATCACATCTATTAGGTTCGCACCCTCTTCCTTGGTATAAATTACATGCATAATTACCACGCAACTGATTTGTACATTCAGAAAAGATACATTCTTTTGGTTCATTAGGCATTTTATCTACAATAATTTTCATATTCTAACCTCACTCATTCGTTATCATATCCAAAAACAACAACTCATCTTTCTTCAATGTGATGTCATAATCTTTCCACTTTTCCATAAGTTTTCTTATATCAAAACCATGTGGAACAATGATTGCAAATCCATGTGGTGTCTTATGACAATTTATATCAATAAGTTTTATGCCAGAAAAATGGTTAATGTCAGAAAGATAATTAGCTGCCATTTACTCTCATCACGATTTTGTACCTGCTGTGCAACAGATGCCAATGTACGATTAAGCTGTGTCATACTTGGCTTGTCTCTTAACAGACGAATAATCAACTCTTCTCTGATTTTTTCTTCGTTCCTAGAATTGACCGACCTATATAATCTTGTTTGTTCGCCAGGAAGTCCTTTAGCTGCAAAACTCTTAAAAGCTTCAATTACTTTATCTTCGTTCTCTTTATATTCAAGGATTGTTTCGGCTCGCCCCTTAAAACTTGGAATATCCTTATTGTCTTTATTTCGAGAACGAATTAAATATACATATAAGTTTGACATTGTATTATTCTCCTAAAATAAATTTCCTTGACTATCTACCATACCTTTGTAACCACACCATTTACATTTACAATGCATGGAAGCACCATCGAAACTTTCTAAAATATAATCTTTTTGATGACAATGCCATCCTATTTTGCAAAAGAACTTTTGTAATGGTTTAATATAATCTGCTAACATGTATGTTACAAATAGCAAAATTAATAAAACTATTACAATTAAAATAACAACATATTTCATGTTTACCTCTTTACCTCACTTATCTTCTTTCCAATCAACCATAATAAATGATAAAAATCCCAAACATGGCTCTATTAATAAAATTTTCCATAATTCAACTGGTTCAGGAAAAATAAAATTCATTAATAAATTTAATGTCATAAGCCATATTAAAAATCTTATTGTAGATTTATACATGCTATTCTCCTCTTACTTATTCAAAACAATCAGAATGTTACTTAGATATAAAGCATAGAAGACTAAATACCCACCACCTGCCAAGAATAATAATTTGAACACAAAGTTGACAACATTCTTTTTCGTCCATGTTATCCCAACAATAAGGTTAAAAATTCCCATAATTAATAAAATAATGTTTAAAATATTCATATTTCACCTCCAAAATTCCTGAAGAAACGAAGTTTTACTGAGGAATTTAATTTTCGTCCTCATCAAAATCCCATGCATCATATAATTTTTCTCCGTTACCCCACCAACTAGGTTTGTCAGAACCCCATTCAGTTTCATTATTAGTCCAACATTCAATTTCTTCACCATCTACATCTACAATTGGTGTAGCCCAATTTGAACAACCATAGACATATCCGTTATAATACTTGCCTTTTGCATAAATAAGACCACTCGTATTATTCCAATCTTCCATAAGTCCAGCGTAAATTATTGAATTAGGATGACTTTCTACAACCTCTTTAACTTTGTTCCAATCCATAAATTTCATTGCACCAATAGGTTTTGTTGCTACTACACTTGCTCCCAAAAATCCCATTGCAAAATCTGTATAGCCTTTCATGTAAATCTCCTTTCTAATTTACCAAAAAATTCCATTTACCGTCTTATCAATAGCTTCCCTCATTACACCACCAGTCATTTTATTCATTGTATCTGCAACAAGACCTTTAAATTCTGCTCTTATTCGCCTATTATGACGAGTACATGTTTTTGAACAATAATTATTCCTTCTACATTTTTCACAGTTGCCATTCAATTTCCACTGTTCATTTTCCTGAATCTGTTCCATAACTTAGCCTCCTCTTCTATCTAAAATCTTCTGAATAGTTTTCTTATCTTTATCAGATAAACTATCCCAATCCAACTTAAAACTTTCACAATTTTTATGCTGATTCCAACCATCATCACAATCATAAGAATAACGATACGCACAATAATCACATGCCATTTATATTCACCTCTCTTCTAAAGAAATCGAACTTTACTGTGACAATAAATAACTCCTTTGCTCTATATAAAATTCTTTATGCCACCTATCCATTAAGTCATAATGATTTTGTTCCATACGACAAGATGAACCATTATATCCATCGTATTCTTTCCAAATAATTTCTTCTGCCAAGATATGTAACTCCTTGTGTGATAACGATTTTAGAAAATCTCTAAATGTTACATAATTTATTCTCTTGTCTAGTACTTTCTCAAGTTTTGTTTTTCTTCTAAACATCCTTTTTTCTCCTTCTTACTTTGATTATATTTGTCTCGGTTTTTATATAATTATCGTGACATAATGTGCCATACGAGGTTTGAACTCGTGACAACTCGATTAAAAGTCGAGTGCTCTCCCAACTGAGCTAATGGCACATAACTAGGCTGGTGGGATTCGAACCCACGAATGACAGAATCAAAATCTGTTGTGTTGACCACTTCACCACAGCCCATTATCAGGTGTGGAATTTCACCACACCTATATATTCTCTAATTACTTATCAGTTACAACTGTATTATTTGTTCCTGAAATTGTAACCCAACCAAACTTATTTCTTGCTTCTGCTTCCTTCATTCTAATAAGTTCATCGGTGATAGAAGAACTTAACTTATTGTTAGCTTCTGCCTGTGCTTGAGCTTCTATGAGCTGTGCATCAGCTTTAGCCTGCGCTTCTGCCTTAGTTACTTCTGCATCTGCTTTTGCCTTATTAATAGCTGTTTGATTATTAATTTCCTGTGTTTCCGCAGCCTGCTGTGCGGTAATCTTAGCATTAATCGCTTCCATCGTATTTTCATCTACAGTAATATTAATAAGAGATACATTTGTAATATTAATTCCATATGTAGAAAATCTATTATTAAGATAATCTGTTAATGCTGCATTAACATTTGCTCTTTCAGAACCGAGAATATCAGATACCTTATACTGCGCCACGACTTCTTTTGTCCAAGAAATGATATTAGGCTTAATAAAACTATCTCTTACTTCCTTACCAGATTGTCCTCTAAACCTTGTAAATAAATCAGCGACCTTTTCAGTGTTGTACTGATATGTAAATGTTAAATCTAATGTCATAGCCTTACCTTCAGATGAACTAGCTGAAAAACTATCATCATCTTTAGAGTCTCCGTCCTTACCTGCTGTAAGATATGACTGTTCTAAGCTTACAGAATATAATGTAGTCTTTACTGTGGGTGACTTGAAATGCCATCCCTGTGTTAATACATCACCTTTGATTCCACCCGACATACTGTACTGGATTGCAACATATCCCGCTGGAACACGAACTGTTGACTTAAATAAAATTATTGCTAAAAATAGTATCACTATGGCAGATACAACGCCACCTACAACTTTCTTCATTGTTGTTTTGTCTCCTTTTCTTCTTCGTTATTTATTTCATCTGTTACAAGATCTTTTATTTTATTAATAGTAGAATTCCCTATTTTTTGAAAAAATCTTGACAGTAGAAACCATATAATCATTAATCCAACTGCAATTAATATAAAAAATACTTCCATTTAATTATTCTCCTTTTATTTATCATTCCAATCCATTTCTAATAACTCGTCATATGTGGCAGATTTATCAGACAAACTCTTTTCCTTCTCTTCTAATAACTTAATACACATCTCAACAAGCTTTGGTTTAGAATAATTCTGTAATTCTTCTCTTAATTCTTCTTTATTCATTATTCTCTGTTAACTCCATTTCTTTATTAACATTAAAACTTGCCTTTCGTTTTTCTTCGCTAATTAATAAATTAATAAGTCCTAAAACTTGGTTATATGCCATTAACTGTCCTTTCATTATTAATTCATTATCTTGAGAATGGCGTACTTTCATACTATCTTCTCCTACCGCAATACAATCATTAATCATATTTTTCAATCTCTTTAATTCGACCATTTTTAGCACCTCACCATAATATTATCTACATTATTTATAAGAACATCTCCATCTTTAATTACCCACATACACTGATAATCTTTCTCAGCACATAATTTTGTAAAATCAGCATATGACTGATATTTATCTGGCTTTGCCATAGCCCTATAACACTGTTCTCTATTCTGGCAAGTTGAACTTGTACACATAGTTATATCCATTAAGCAACTCCTCCGTTTGCATTAATAAAATTATCAAAACTTCTCTTCATATATTTGAAATTGACTTCCTGCGAAGGACTGAGATTCTGCCACTTTCTTGACTGACAATTTTCAATCCATTTTCCTAATTCAACATCTCTATCGCATTTGTAAGCATAAGCAGTTAAAGCCATTAATGCTATAGAGCACTGCTTGTATAATTCAGAATCAATGTTTACATATGAATCCATAAAATCCTGATATTCTTCAATATCTTCATTAGATACATCCTTTGAAACATTATTCTGAATAAATTCAAGTGTTGAATCTGATTCACACGACTTTGTATCAGACTCATTCGTATTATTATTCTCTGTTTCTGAATTAGTTTCTTCTATATTAGATACAATTTCATTTTTATCTTCTTTTATATGTAAATATTCCTTCATAAGCTGTTCGAGCATGTTAAGTTTTACCTTAACAACTTTCTTATCTTTAGTTCCCTTACCATCATCATAAGTATCGAAACTCTTATTCTCATATTTTGCAAATGTCTTGCTATGTAATGTTTTCTGAAATTCTTCAAGAAAATCAATAAATTTAATATCTTCAATTCCAAACTGTGTAAATGTATGAAAAGCAGCGAACCATATAAATGAATTCTTAGAATTAAATAACTTACCAACTGTATCCTGGTCTATAATCTTGTACAATCTATTAAGTTCATTTTCAAATACCTCAAATTCTTCTTTTGTTGCATTTTCGTTAAGATATAAACTCATCTGCTTAGATTTTTTCCAGCTATCAAGATGGAACATAGTCATAATAGATTCACATACAATTCTGTTAAATACTTCCTTTGTGTCTTCTTTCGGATTGTAATTTCCGCAATCCATGAAGAAACGATTGCTGACAAGTTTTTTAATTTCAGGTGCTATCTTCCAAGCAACCAAAATATTCTTCTGATTTACATTCATACTTGTCTGTCTGTTATATCTAGCAATGTGATAAGCTATTTCTTCATCTGTGCAGTCAAGATGTTTAACTATATCAACAGCGTAACTATCGAATTTTTCCTTTAATTCATCTGGTAAATCTTTGTATTTTTTACCTCTAAGATCATATTTGATAATTCCAACTTTTCCATTCTCATCAACTCCCTGATAGTACATAATTGGCATTTCAAGACTCTTCTTAATTTCAAAAGCATTATTCTTAAATGATTCAAGAACAGTTAATCTCTGCAATCCATCAATAAGCCAAAGAATGAACTCTGTTGAGCTTACAATCTGTTCGCATATCTTAATAGAATCAATATCTTCACCTTTAATTATAGTGGCAGCAAGCCCTGACTTTGCCTCATCTGTCCATTGATCAGGCTTTCTCTGCAAAGGATGATTCTTATTAATTTGACCTCTTTTAAACTGGTTAAGTAATGTTCCTAACATCATCTGATCTTTTTTTACTTTGTCTCTTCCTACCATTGTCATAACTTGCTTCCTCCTAATTAAAATAAAATTGATATGTATTCATACTTTCTTAATCCTGCTAAACAATTATTGTATTCGCTTGCAGTTATATGTAATATTTCTAATATCTCATCTTTTGTATATTGCTGAGATAACAATCTTGCCACTCTTTCCTGTTTTCGTGGTAATTGCTGTAAATATAATTCAACTTTGTCAGTATATTCTTCTGTAAATATCTCTTTCTCTACATTCTCTCTTGAAGGTAAATTATCTTTAATATTTTTTACCTCATCTGTATTAACATCCAATGAGATATTCATAATAATTTGCGGTTTACCTTCATCGTCAAGAATCAATTTTCCATTTTCATCCCTTAAAAGATTCTGACGCTTTAATCTATATTTATTATCTCTCATCCATGTGCTTGTCTTTCTTGCAATATTACCCGTCAGAAAAGTTTCAAATCGAGATTTATTTTGATCAAATGAGACTACTGCTTCCATAAGACAATCCATTGCCACCTCATATAAATCATCGTATTCACTAACTTCAACTTTTCCATGCCAAATCTTATGACATATTCTTTTCAATTTTTTGTTTTCATTGTCTGAATAATCATTAATAATTTTCATCATTTCAGGATTATTGTTAATAACCCTCATCATCTCTTCATTAATCATTTCTTCTACCCGCCTTTTGAATTTCTTTATTCATATATTCCCCGAAAGACAATTCAGAATTCATAATTTTAATATGCTTAGTTTCTCTTTTACATTTTGGACACTTACAATATCTATCATGTCGATTTCTTTCTCCTGGTTGAAAACTCATAGTCTCTACCATAGGAATTAAACAGTTTCTACATATCACCATAATTAATCCTCCAATATATCATTAGCCATTTTCCAATATTCCGTTCTTCCTTTGTAATCATCGCTAGTAACCTTACTAAGTTCTAATTTTATCTTTTCAATGTTATATCCTTTAGATATTGCATCTTGCATAACTTGAACATACCTTATACACTGCTTTATTCGTTTATGTTTATCTCGTATGTCATCAAGTAAATATCCTATCTTTGCTACCTTATGAGCTTGTGGTTTCTTACCATTATGTATTTTCTTATATTTTTCCAAAGCATGATTAATATCACTTTCTGCACTATCACACTTTGATAATTCTGTATTTAATAAATTCTTATATGTAATAAGTTGGTTGTCGTCCCAACCTGCTAAACCTAAGATAGAATTAGCTTCTGATTCAATCTTATCTAATAAGGCATAATCAAAATTATTTTTATCTCCTATATAGATATCTGCATTTCCTCTATAATAAAGAGATTTATCAGACTTCTGCCCCGTATCCACATCAATAAGATTATATTTCTTAATCCATGAATACTTCTTTCTGCTGTTCTGTACTAATGACCTCGCTTGTTTGTAAGTAAACTCCTTTGCCATAGAACTCGAAGTCGTTATCATATACTCACCTGACTTCATAGGATTCTCCATAACATAATTTTTTCCATCTGTTAGAATAAACAAAAAACATCACTCCTCTCTGATTTTTGACGCACTTTAATAAGCCTTGGGTATACCAAAGAAAAATTAAAATGCTATTAAATTGTTAAAATTTGGAAAAATTTGCTGATATGCAATTGACTTTTATAAGTATTACTATGTATAATTTGGATGCATACTAGATATTTCCCCCAAGAAATAGATTTTGTATGTGCTTGACTAGGCGGCTTCCAACTTTCTAGTCAAGCTTTTTTATTTATTTCCTTTTCCATTATATTACTCCGAACATGTGTTTGTGTCAACACAAATCGGAGTAAATCAGAACAAATATTCGACTATCATTTCAATAAAATATCATGCATAATCCCCCTCTTAATTATATTCTTTATATCTTGTTCTGTATTAAATAGCTGCATATGAGGAATATATTCGTCTTCATTCATTATAATTGTTTTCGATTTTCTTACCAGTAAGCACCCATCATCAGGTGTGGCAAGTTTTTTTGATGAAACATTGTTGTCAAAATCCATTGTTAATATAACAACATTTCTAGGATTTTTACCTTCAGCTTTCAGCTTTTGTAATCTTTCAATTGCTTCGTCAATTGAGGTATAATCATAAGTTTCCGTTTTCATACAATTTTTCTCCTCTCTTACATCATAGCCAAACTTATTTTCATTGCTTCCATAACACGAATACTATCTTTTTCAGATAATTCACCAATTTTAAATTTCAACCTATCTTTATCAATTGTAGTAATTTGCTCAAGAGCTACAACAGAATCATGTTTTAATTTATTAACTTCATCTTTATGTAACTCGACATGCGTTGGCAATTCTCTTTTAGACTTCGTAGTTATAATTGCAATAATTGTGGTAGGGCTAAATTTATTTCCAATGTTATTCTGAAGAATAACTACTGGTCTTCTACCACTCTGTTCTGAGCCTTTAGAATCATATTTAGTTATATCAGCGAAATATATTTCACCACGTTTAATTTCCATTATGTTAGCCCT